TCATTATGAGTTCTAAGAATTCCATCTATATTGGCCTGAAGCAAAACATGTATCTGTTTATCTTCTAAAACTGCACTTATTATTTTTGCTTCTGAATTACTCACTTAACCACTTCCTAGCCAATTTTCTACGCTCCTGACGTTCTTTTAAATCCTGTTCTGTAGCAGTTCTTCCATTAAGAATTTCTTGTGCATTATATGCAAAAAAGTTCCAATTAGGATTTTGAGCAACTAAAAAATAATAATCTAATAAGTCATAGCAGGCACTAAGACCATAAGACTCAACTAGTGCATCAGCAGCCCATTGTTCAACATTAAGATTAATATTAGACTTTTGCTCGTATCTCTGCAAATGTAATTTATTGTAGCGACTGAGCAAAGCCATGCGATCTTTGCGGTCAGCCATTGTCTACTCTTCTGTGGTAATTTCTGCTCTTGCTTCGTTTACCTTTTCAATTACTTTACCCTCAACAAAACCATACACACGATCCATTGCATCATTTGTTGTTTCGCCATCACGGGTATAATCTACTACACCAAGATCAACTCTTAAAGACTGAAAATTTCCAAGATTAAGTGTGTATCCAAGTGTAACTGAAACCTTTGTATCTTTTCTTTCTTCCACCACTGCCTCCTTCATAGGCTAATTTATGCTTTCTCCCCAAATTGGTATAAATCTACCATCTTCTGTTTTTGTATAAACCAGTATACCATCACCAGTTCTTCGTGTCAACTCTTGACTTGTAGGAGTTAAATTATTTGTTATTAAATTATCTTTTCTTGGTCTACCAATATGTATGCTTGCAAGTATATCACGTATTTCTTTTACCTGCAACTCAGAGTAATAGGCACGAACTTGCCAATCTCTAGTACCACCGACACGAGATCCAGTTGGCTGAGGTATAACTCCACGTTTAATTAATGATGGAAAATATTTTCTATGTCTATTGACAAGTCTTGCAGTTTCTGCTACAGTATAAGCCTTTTGTCTATTTTTTCTAAAATCTATACGTAAACAAGTTTCTAGCCTATCTTTAGTTATGTTATAAACTGTAACCATTCCAGTTGATCTAGAACTATGGTGAATTCTTACTAGGTCACCATTTAAAAACCAGATTTTTTTATTTCCTGGAATTATAGGCTGGCTATTGTAGTTTTTGCTCTCAACTTTTCTAGGTCCAAAAGCCATTGTCCATACCTATTTTGTGATGGTGGATGATAAAACTTTCTTTCTCCACAACTAATACAATAAGTTTCAATATGCATTTCGCTAGAATATTGTCTATCAACAAATACTCTTCCTTTGCATCTTTTGCAATAAATCATAAAACCCCACTAATTAATTTGGTATACCAACTGCAATAATGTTTAGATAAACAGTTAAAACTCCAGATGTATTAAATTTTATTGTTGCATTAGCACTTGTTGTTGTAATATTGCTTAATACTACAGATACATCTTTACCAGCGGATGTTCCCTGAGTATTTACTGGTGTTGCAACAACAATGGGAGGAAATTTAAAACCAGCATCAAAGTTGATTAATTTATCTGTTTCATTTCCAGCAGTTACTGTTCCATTATTGGTAATAAGTATATTTTTAGCAACTACCCTAGCGTCTGATGTTTTTAGGCTTTGAGGAGATGATCCTGGAACATCTACGGTTGTATAATTATATGTAGCATTTGATACTTGGCTAGACAAGTCATTTACAGCCTGAGCCAAACTATAAATATATGATACGTCCAGTGGTTGTCCACGTTCTGGTAAGGGTATTTTAGCCATTTTTTCTCCTAATTAAGTATACCATTATACCGTCCACCTTCCGCCCTCATACATTCTTAAAAATACAGAATCTCTTGTAATTGGTGTACCCTTTAAAAACACCTCAACAGATAGTCTATTAGGTGGACTTACTTGTACAACACCACTAAGATTATAGGTTGTTGGTGTTAAAATAGATATGCTTGGAGTATCAATTCTTTGTAGATATGCCCAGTCTCCATTATCGTTTCTATCCCATCTTACCCAAACATCAAACTCATGTGCTTTTCTTATTTCGTTTCCATCTTTACTTATTATAACTGGATCCCATGCAATAGAATTAACATCTCCAGATTTTGTGTGATGAATTGCTCCAGTAGTAAAAGTATAGTCTGGATCAACTATTGTTATTGGTGACCAGTGAGATGTTCTATTTTTATCTTCTGAAACTATTCTATATCGAACAACATACGCTTCTTCTTCAACAGATATGGGTGGCAACAAGGCATTAGATATTTTAAATTTTTTAATTCCAGAGTCTGCCATTATACGCTCACCGTAAATCTAAACTCTACATAGTTATTTGTGTTTGGTGCTTTAATAATTGTTTCTGCATTTTCTGTTTTAATTACTGAATAACCAACAAGTCCATAAATAGGATTAACAGTTGATGTATTTTCTAATCTTAGTGCATCTAATGCAATATAAAAATCATCTGATGGAATATCTGATACTAAAACAGATCCATAAATTTTTACTACAGTTACCGCATCCCACGTGAAGCCATTAGTAACATATAAATCTTGTAATTCTTTTGAAACTATCCAATATCTATTATTATCCAAGTCATATGTTCCACCACTACCATTACCATTTTCTAATTCAACTTCAAGCCTTGCATACTCTCCAGTATTTTCTGAATCTGTAGCAGAAAACTCTATTAAAAGTCTTACTGTATCTGGTATTGTTAATGATCCACCGTCTTTATTTATAACAGAAAATGCTACTCTTAACTCATCTGATGGTGAGTTTTGAGAAAAGTCTAAATCAACACCAGTTAGATGTATATGATTTGACCCAGGCTCTATATAAAAATGTCCAGATGAACTTCCAGTAGACGGATCTATTGTTAAATCGGCATCGTCGCCTCTAATCAAAATCATATTATTTAAAAACCTACAACGCTCATATCTTTCTGGTCTTGGTGATTTAAAAAATGTTGCATTATCTGCATTAGTTTGAAATACTGTATCAGTAGTAGATATTATATTATCATTACTTTCATCAAGTGGTTCTGTATATGTTGGTATTTCTGATGCTGCAGAACTTGTGTGATGCTGCCAATTTTCTCCTTGGCTAAATGCAAAAACTGTTTTACTATCGTATGCTCCTGCAGATGGATTGGTACCTGCAGAATATATTCCTATTTCACTTATTTCATATCTTTCTTCTGCTGGTAACTCTGCAGTAAAAACTATTTTATCTCCATCTTGATCAGATACAAAACCTCTTGAGGATATAGGAACACGAAACATCTCAAAGTCAAGATTTTGTTTTGATAAGTAATTTCCGTTTGGATCTGCAGGCTCTAATGGCTGTGCTCCACAACCAACAGCAATATAGGATGCATAAGATGATATTTGACCAAGCAAATATTTACTAATTATAGATTTACCTTTATTTGTTATCATGATTCAGCCCTATATATTGTACCATCAATACCTAACTGCACTTCTATCTGTTCATCATTTTTTAAATTAATAAACTCTAAAACAAGATCTCCTGTAGTAGAATCTATATAAACATTAGATCCATTTGGACCGTTTCCCACATTTGGAATTTTTTCTTCAAATTTTATAGAAAAGTTAGCAAAATATTTTTCTGAAGTTAACTGAAATCCAAGAATATTATTTGGGTTATATGTTTGTTGAATTAAAGATATATTTTTTATTGGCTGATATGATATTTTTTGACCGTTAATAGTATCATTTCTTGAAACTGTTATTAGTTCTTGACCGCCTATATCTTCAATAATAAGATCTTGCATTACATCTACTGGAAAATCTTCATCATCAATTAATATCGTATCTATAGGCGCTATTTTTATTTGGCTAGAATATGCAGATACTGTTTCTAGAATAGACTTTATATTATCTGGTGTTGATGAAATTGCCATTTTATACCTCGCTCAAGTAGACTTCCATATTCGGGCCTTCCTCATTTTTAGAGTACTTAATATTATATACTATAAACCTCGTTGATGGGTCAGATACCATATTTATATTAGAACTATCTTTATAGTCAATAGTAACTATATCACCCAGTTGTAATGTGGGAATTGAAAAAAGGTTAACTCCAACTAGTTTTTTAGGAACCATGGTTTTATTAATAAGCCATGACATTAGGTCTTCTGCAAAATCCTGTGTTTGAATATATTCACTTTCAATACTAAACTCATTTTTACCATAAACTAGCCTGCTTTCTTTTATTTTATTATATTTTACTTGCTCTACATTTGGAGAATATATTAGTGCATCTTTTTTAAATTCTGGGTCTGATAAGTTAGATCGTTTCTTAAAAAAGTTATCAACAGTAAGTTCATTTGTTGTTTCTTGTGTAAATGTTATACCCTGTATTCTTAAATAGTTTCCTGTAGTATCATCAAGCGATAAAGCCTTATCTGTTGAATTAAAAATTAAAAATTCTGCACCATAAGAATCTGCTTGAAATCCAGAAATAGTGTAGCCCCTCATTCTATTAAAAGTTGGAGAAATTTGTGCGTATAGTGCTGGATATGCACGATCATATTTAATATTAAAATATGCACATTCCCTCATAATTGATCCAAATTCTTCAAAGTACATATTATATTGAGGCGGTTGTTGAGACCCTATTCCAGTTAAATATGTAGATTGAACAATTCCACTCATTGCATATTTTCTAAATGCCTCAGTTGTGTCTATATCTTTATCTCCAAAAACACTTGAAAGGGTTTGGCCAATATTTTCTACAGTGTTTTGAGAATAATTTTTAGAAATTGCGTATAAATTTTCAAACATACATCTAGATTGGCCACGAACAAATAATGCCATATTGTTATAAACTGGCAGTGGATTTGAATCATCAACAACCTTTATCAATTTATTATTTATGTATATAAAGAACTTTCTAGTTTGCCCAACATCAAGATATTCAATAGATATATCATATACCGTTGGCGTATCTTCTCCAGTTAATCTATTTTGGCCAGTAAAGTTTCCATCGTCAACAACAATCCCAGCAAGGCCTCCCCATAATTTTATTGGCACTGCTTTATCTGTGGAAGAAGAATTATTATCTTTTACAATTTTATAAAACATAATATTATGAATTTGTGATGCATCATTATATGAAGTAATATTGCTTTCAGATAGGGCAGCAATTTCTAAGTAATATCCATTGTTTGTTTCTGGGTTAAGCATAATTGCTATACCGCCACTACCACCACCAATGCTAACGGTTTGTGTAGCAAGCGCTGTACTTATTTGATAGTATGGAACGCTACCAATTGCTGTTTGTGGTCTTATTTCACTATTTTCTATTTTTCCAATTATTCTCATTCTAGTACCAAAATGCTTATATGCATTATTTAAAGATTTATATGTATAAAATATAAAGTCTCTTGGAGTTTCAGTTGTTTTAAAAGATGGACCATTCATTACTAAACATGATGATTGTATAGTTCCAGTTTCTGTAGTTTTTTTACTATTGATATCAGTTTCAGTATAATATTTTGAAGAAAGCATATTTTTAATAATACTATTTCTTGTCATTTGTTTAGCAATAGTATTACTATTATTATTGGTTCCAGTTCCAGTAGATCCTATTGAATATTGTGGAAACTTTGAAAATTTAACAACTGCATCGTCAAGATGTATAGTTGGTTCATTGCTTAATGTTAGTGAGTATAGGTTTGTTGCTGGATCCTTTATATAATTTATTCCAGTAACTTTGGTATTAAGATTAGCAGCAAACTGGCCAGTTCCAGATATTTTTGTAACAATTTGACCAACAGTTATATTAGAAATATCTTCAACAAGCATTATTGTTTGATCTCCAACAACACCAGATCCGCCATTTTGTATTGTTGAAACATTACTTTTTTCAGTCTCTATATCTGGAACCATATTAAATAAATATGTAGAGTCCATCTCACAACCACGAACATATGAGTTGTCTGACCAATATGAACTTATTCCAGCAGAATGACTTGTTACTGGTGTACCAAATTGTCCACGACCATGTTCAAAAACAATACCATTTTTTAGTCTTTCTATGCCATCAACAGTTTCATAATATGGCGTAGCAAAAATTCTTAATAATCCAGTTGGATAAATCTTTCCATTAAATGGTAATGTACTAAAATATTTTTGATATTCTTGATTACTGCTTATCCATACATTTCCAATGCCCGTTATGTTAAACTCTGCAGCATCGTATCTAATAATCTCTCCATTGGCATATAAATATCCTTGATATCTAGTTAACCAATAAATATTTTCACCTAAATCTAATATATTATTTACTAATCTATTTCCCTGCACATTTGGAACCGTTGCTGTTAAATCAGAATTTAATGGCATAGCACCTAGTACATATGAACCCTGTGTTGATGCTACTTCATTTATTGTTTTTGTTTGTTCTGTTCCAGATACTTCCCATAGCAGCGCTGGCTTATATACCCAGGTTTTATCTTGATCTACTAAAGAGGACTGTCTAATATTACCGTAGGATCTTTGTATATACCGTTCTGTATAATTAATTTTTCCATCATTATAAACTCTTTTATCTGAAGAAGATATTTCTAAAATATTTGGCAATATTCCAGACGATGTTTTATTTTTATAAACACCATCTTCTTCTTGATTATTTTGTCCAGATAAAGTAAGGCTTGTTGGTCTTTCTGTTGTGTTATTAGATAACATGTAGTTTTTGCTTACTACAACAAAATTATTATATTCATCAAAATACATAGCACTTTGAGTTGCTATTGCTAATTTTGCTAATACTTCTGCTACATTTTGTTCTGGTGCTACAAAGAAAAATGGAATTATTGGGTCTGATTCAGTTGATAATCTTTTAAAAGTATAGTTAGTAAAACCTATATAGTCAAGCAATACAGAAACAGCATAACTAAGAGATGCCTCTGTTAAAAATAATCTAGGTGCTGGCATTGATTCAAAATGCATATATGCATCTCTTAATGTAATGTTTATACTTGCACCAGTTATGTCTGCTTGAGGAACACCTTCTGAATATAACGTTTTGATTGGAATAAAATAATCATATCCACTAACATTTTGTATAATTTCATAAAAATTAAACTTAATATTTTTTCTTAAATATTTTTTTATAATACTACTGCTATTGTTATCATTAAATGCCTGGTCATCATCAAATAATGCTAAGTCTCCAGTTGATGCTAAAAGTTGTGCAACTGGAAGAGAAGATATTGATAGATCAGACATTATTTTATTAATACTAAAGTCTGTCACTTTATCTGTTATATTAACTACAAGACGTGGTGATATTTCTATTAAGTCAAATGTAGAATCTATTTTATTCATTGTTTCAACTACTAACCTAATGCCGTCAATATACTGAAATTCACGATACTGGCTACCAGTTTCTGTATTATTTATAAAACTTTCTGGAGAAACTAAATCAGTTACAAAACTTGTTTGATTAGTTATTGTTTCTGAGCCAAGTTGCCATCCATATAGCGGAGTAAAAGTTTTATATTCTGTATCTTGCCAAATATAAAATTTTCCAAGATCTGTATTATTTTCAACAACTAAATATGCATATCCATTAACAGAAGTTGCTGGAAGCATAGTTGATGAAGATAGTTTGCCTGCATATATAAAAGATTCTTTATACGCTGATGGTATAACTAAACCATATTCCAACTCTACATATCCATCACTTTTAATAATAGGTAATCCATCTGGTCGTAATGATGACTGATTAAAAGAATATGCATCAATCCAGTTATTATTTTTTAAATATTGAATTTTCCATATAATTGGTGTTGTCTTGCTTTGATCTCTATATAATGGATCGGTAATTTGTCCAGTGGGTGTAGCAAATGGTCCCAAGTCTGCGGTGCCAACGTTTGTTTGCATTTTAATAACTATTCTATTTGTTGGAATACTTTCTTTATAAACAACAAATGGAACACAGTCATAGATAAAGTTATTATCATTAATTTTTTTATTTGCTATTCCATATTCAATACCATTTTCTACTCTATACGAAGTCCAATATTTAAACTGATCATCTCTAGATGGCATGTAGTATCTTGGCCTTTCTGCAACTCTAGATGTTGGATTAGACAAAAATTTATTAGAAAAATACATTGCTTTGTTAATGCCAGATCTTGGTCTAAAAGGTTTTAAACAATCTTCTAATGAAAACAACATTTTCATTTTTTCTTTGATTGGAGTAAATTGTTGTGGTGTATTATCATTGTTAACACCACCACTTATTGTGCTATAAGAATTTGTAGCATTTGTATAATAATTTCCAGCATCAAGATTATCAAATGTTATTGGTAGATTTCTATATTGAGCATCTGAACTATTTGGGCGATACCTATAATTGCCAGTAGTAAATATATTGTCTGGCATATTCATATTCCATTCAGCAAGAACTAACGACCTGGAACTAATAGTCGAAGATATTTCTAAATGATTTTTTAATTCTTCCCCAGAAAACATTTATACCTCTTCTAATGAAACATCAATGTTCCACAAATCAAAAGTACTTGCACCACGTTTTGAAACAGTATAATTAAAATCAGAAAAATATACCTGAATTATTTCGTTATATTGACCAAGATGCCCATATGCAGCATTATCTTTTCCAAAATTATCGTACTTATCATATGCTAAAAACATCCAAAATGGACCTGTATGATTTTCATACCAATCTAAAATTTCTACTCCGCCAGCGCCACCGTCTGCAGTATGTTCTTGATCAATAACCTTATATGCTGGAGACTGGCCAGATGAATTATAATTTGGCTTTTGATAATATCCCCTTGATGGCAAATTCTCCCAAGAAAAATTTATTTTATTTTTATCAGCAATGTGATAAGATCTCATTCTTCCATTTATTGTGCGTTTTCTTTGTTCTATTCTTTCTTTACTAAATTTAATTTCACTTCTATTATGATCAGATAGTATTAAGAATTGGTTAATGCCTCCAGTTGTAAGGCTAGAATCTGCACCTATTTCCTGTCCAGTTGGGACATATAGGCCGTTTGTTAATGTCCCCATATTTTCTGACCATAGGATTCCTTGAGGTCTTTGATATCTTTGTCTACCCGACATATAAGCAGATGTTGCCATTATATTGCCCTCTTTGTCCTAATTCTTTGTGAATCAATTTGTCTAATCTGTGACATTACCACCCTTGCAATATCATCTGGATTAGCATCAGATTTTACATTTACGCTAAGGTTATAATTATACACCGAATCACCGCTATATGTTCCAGAATTAATTGCCTTTAATTTATCTGTACCAAAATTATCAACACCAAATTTGCTTACAATAAACTCTCCTGGCCTTAGCATTGCTGGAACTGTATCTAGTCCCTTTGCTACTCCACCAACTGCCATATACATTGGTTTCTTTATCATTCCACCGCCAGCAACCATTTGCAATGCTGGGTAACCGCCTCCACCGCCAGGAGTACTGTTAGAACCAGATAGCAGTGATGCGGCTAGTGCTCTAGCATCTTTAATTTTTCCCTCTTTAATAAGTTTATTTAATGTATTAACTCCAGATATCATTCCTTTTACTTGCAACTGCATCATTTCTGCTATTGCAAGGTCTAACTCAAGGCTTGCTTGTGCTGAACTATTTGCAGACTTACTTGCCTCATATAATGCCCATTCTGCATCTGCTGCTTCTGCAGCAGCATTTGCTGCGTCAGTTGCTGCTTCTGCTGCTGCAATTGCTCTTTCGGCCTCTTCTTGTAATTGTTTTAATTTAGCCTGTTCTGCTGCCTCTTTTGCTGCTTTTTCTCTTGCCAAAGCAGCATCTAATTCTGCCTGTATTCTAGCCTTTTCGGCAGCGTCTTGTGCAGCCTTTAGTTCTGCTTCTTTTCTAAGTCTTTCTAATTCTGCAAGATAAGCCTCTGCTGCTCTTCTAGCAGCATCATCTGTTGATTTATTTGCTGCTGCAGCGGCTGCTGATGAAATCGGAGTAGCATCGCCAGGTTGGGTAGATGTGAGTGTAGGCGCTTTAATAGTTCCAGTTCTAAGTGCCTGCATGTCATTAAATGCCTTCATGGCATCTGTGCCAACCTGCTTCAATGCAGCAGATAATGCCTCTGCGTCTCCCTTTGCACCCTTTAAAACATTATTTAAAAATGTAGGACTGTTTATATCAATGCCAGCATCATTAGCAAGATCAAGAAGTGTTACAGCATCATCTATTTGCTGTTTAGTCATACCAAAATATAAAATAGATTCTTTCTGAAGTTCTATAATTCTTTCTATTGTGGTTACTTCTCTATTTAGACTTTCTATTTTTCTATCTACAGCAGACTTTGCAGCCTCAATAGTGTCAATTTGATATTGTTGAATTGCTGCAATTTCTAATTGTAAAATTTTATTTTGTTCTTCTAATTGTTTTCTTCCAAGAGACAGCGTAAGAATTTTCTTTTGATTTTCTAAATTATTAAGAATTGTTTCTTTTTGTGTATCAGCACCAGCCCGTCTAGCCTCTGCAACTGCTGTTGCTGCAGCAGAAATATCACCACGAGTAAGAGCATCTGCGATACTTAATCTTGACTTTTCAAGATTTCCTATTTTACTGTTTAAATCATAAACTTGGTTTAGAGCATCTACTTGATCCTGATATGCCTGATTGATTTGATCTTCAATATATGATAAACGATCAAGGGCATAGTTATTTTGCTTTATTATTAATTCTCTTGGAGTAAGATATTTTTCTGTTAACTCTTGCTGTCTAAGATTTAGTTGTTCAAGAACTCTTTCTTGGAACTCTAATTCTTTATTTAACTTACCAAGACTTACTCTATTTTGCATATCAATAATTTGAGATTGTACCTCAAAATATTTTTGTGCCATCTTTAATCTATTAGATTCATATGTACCTTGATCTGCAGTAGCATCTATCAACTTCTTTAATTCTTTTTGCTGAGTATTATATTCTTTAAGTTTTGCCGTGGCTTCTGCCCACGCTGCCCCACCTTCTGCTGCAAGATTCTTAATTGCATTTGCTAGTCTTGGATCATTTGCAAATTGAGATGCAGTTTCAGCCTCAACTCCAGCAAGTCGCATTGCAATAAGTGCTTGTCTTTGACTATTAATAGAAGATAATTTTTCTGCTAGATTTTGTTTTAAGCCTAGTTTATCCATTAAATCTTGAGCAGCCTTTGCAGTAGAAATAATTCCTGCTATTTCTTCTTTTACAATTTTATTACTTGCTATTGCTGTAGCCAATGCTTCATCAGCAATGATTTTCATTATTGTAGTTGAATCAGCACCAGCGGCTGCTAACTTATCGTATGCTTGAATTTGTAAATTAGTAGTCTTAATAGACTGATTTTGTTTTTCAATAAACTCGCCAATTCTAGCAGTATTAAATCCTTCATTAATATTTCTAAATGTCTGGGTTATGCCTTTTAATCTTCCAGTAGTTTTATCAAATTCAAACAAATCCTTGGCCCACATCTTAAATTGTTCTGGATCCATACTTTCAAGAACTCTAATAAACTCTGGGGATAGTGCTATATCTGGTGCAACATCAGCAAGTTGACGCATTACTCCTACTTGATCATCTAATGAGTTATTCATAGTCTTAGCATTTTTAGCAAAGAATCTTTCTAACTCTTTTAATGGTGCAAGAGCATTAAATGTTGTTTCTTTAAATAACTTGAGTCTTTGTCCAAGATCTTGCAACCATCCGAAATCTTTTTTTGCAGTCTCAGGTGTTGTAGTATCATCAACCTTTGGTGGGCCAAGAACACCACCTGGTTCAAACAGTCTATCCATTACATTGCCCTGATATTTATTAGCAATAGCCTTAACTTTATCTTGGTTTTTCTTCATCCATGCATCTAATAATTTATAAAATTCTTCAGACTTTAATCCAATAGGCGTATTAGTTGATTTATAAAATTCATTCATTATTTCTTTTTTAATTAAATCTTGTGTACCCTGAGCATCCATAGTTACTGAATAACTAAATATTGCTTTCTTTTCTACCGAATCATCATATTTACTAATCTTATCCCAATTCTCTATTGCTCTATCAAGTGTAAGATTTTTACCTGCACCGCCAGCCTTTTCTTGTAACTCAATTAATATTTTCTTTCTTTGTTCTTTGTTTGCTTTAGTCCATCTTGGATCATTAAGATTTTTATCTATAAATGCTTTTTCTTGAGCAAACTGTTCTACTCGTTCCCTATATGTATCTCTGGTTTTATCTGCTACCTCGCCAAAATAACTTGCTGTTTTATTGGCGGTATTTGCCAAAACTTTATCCATATCAATACCAGCCTCAGCAGCAATAGATCTATATTCTTCCATTGCATTATTAAGTCCTTCAATTTGTGACTGGCTATCTTT